GAGAAGAAAAATTTTAATGGTAATTATCCTTTTTCTGTTGATAATGTAAAAGAGTTTTCAGAGTTTTGTAAAAATTCTGGTGGCTTTACTATTGGATAACAAAATTTTTTGTTTGTTTTTAACGATTGTTAAAAAATAAAAACAAATGGTGTAATTTCTTTGTAAGTTTAGCAAACACCTTAAAAGCCAAACTTTCTTGAGTACCCTCTGGAAGATATCCATTGAGGGTACTCTTAACTAACAACTAACAATGGAGCAAAAATGAGTAATAAACAAATAAGCAAAGATAACAGAGATTATTGGTCAAATAAATTATCTCGTAAATTTAGAGATAAAAAAAGTACCATTGAATCTTTACATCAAGCAGAAATAAACGAGACAACTCAAAAAAACTTTCCAACTTTTGTAAAAAGATTAGGAGTTGAAAAAGATATTGAAAAATATTTGAAAGTAGAAAAAGAGTTTAACGATTATTCTAAAAATTATGCAAAGAGACTTGAAGAAAAAAGAGAACAAGTAAAAAAATTCTTTCAAGTTTTAAGTATTAAATTAAATAATTGGGCAGAAACTCGTCAATGGGATACTTACGATATGCCAAAATATGATTATGACAATAAACTTTATGATCTTAAAGATAAGTTAGATGATTATTTAAGAAGTCAATGTAAATTAGAAACAAAAAATGCGTTCTACAAATCTAAAAAAGGTTTGGAGTTGCAGAAACTCGATGAGTTGGAAGAAAAAGCAACTGATTTATTACATAGTGATATGATTGGTTCAGAGGTATTAAAACAAATATCTTTGATTGCTAAACAAACTCAAATTAATATGACAATTCCAACAGATACAATTAAATCATTACCAAATGGTTAGTATTGAGAGACTTGTAAAAATATATAATGACTTTGGCGATAGGGAAAACTTATCGCCATTGTGCAGTGCAGATGAGATGTTATTTGATGACAACCTCACAATAAAACAAAGAACTTGGATTGAGAGATTTATCGTTGTTTGGGATTATACGACTAATCTTGATGTCCAACTTCATAAAATAAGTGCTATGGCAAGAAAGGATTGACAATGGCAAAAGAAAAAAAACTTGAAGATATGACTAATGAAGAGTTAAGTAATAGTTGGAAGACAAGGATTGAAAAATACTTAAAAGGAAGAACGATTGTTAAAATTGAGTATTGTTCAGAAAAAGAAAGTGAAGAACAAGGTTGGCACAATCAACCAATTCAAATTCTTTTAGACAATGGGACTTGGCTTACACCAACAAGTGATGATGAGGGAAATAATGGTGGTGCAATTCACACCAATATAAAAGAACTTCCAATTATTCCTGTTATATATTAATATATTATTGACTAGTTAAGCCCTAATAAAGCGAGAGTGGAGTTAGGGCTTTTTTTATGTTATTGACCTAATAACATAATGAAAAAATCAGAGAGTAATTTGTGGAAACGTATTAAAAATCTCAAATTAAAAGGTCAATTATTTCGCATAGAAAGTAGCACAATCAATGGTATTCCAGACGTTTATTGGTTGATAAATAACAAAAGTATTTGGATTGAATTAAAGTCAAATGATGTCAAGAATATTGGTTTATCAAAGTATCAAATTAATTGGCATTTAACCCATTTTAAAAATGGTGGACAATCATTTATCCTGCGAGAAGACCTCTCGCAGAGACCACCTCAAAATTTACAACTTTGGTTGGTTCGTGAACCGAGAATCTTGGTTCGTGCCTACTCATCACTTAATTTAAAAGACGCTATGAAAAAAATTCAAGACGCATGAACCACGTCTCACGATTTCTTTACGCACTACTTCGTAGTGCGTAAAGTTTGAGATTGTATGTGGAATTTTTACATTAACCATTGACCTTTACACGTGCGTAAAGTTTGAGATTGCATGTGGGCTTTTTTGTTTTTTATATATACCTTTATACGTGCGTAAAGTTTGAGATTGTATGTGAGGATTTTTCGTTTTCTTATTTACCTTTATATATAAATAAAAATAATTTTTTAATTGGTCCCGTGAGTCGTGCAGCTCGATGGCAGCTTAAAATAAAAAGTTGACAGCTAGCCCATCCCATGTTAATGAGACTCATGAAGGTTGTTAACTACGTAATTATTAAAGGATCAAAGGGACTGGGTCGTTTGCCTCCTAGATCTAATAATTCCCTTCAATACTAACTAACTAAAAAGGAAATAAAAATGATAAACTTTAAAGATCTAAAAAAAGGGCAGGAAATAAAAAGCAGCCAGCTGCATCCATTTATTTTATGCAGCGGAAAGCTTCTCGAGTCACCTAAGCAAGGCAAGGGAATTAAAAAAACTATTCTAATAGATGCTAAAGGCAGCGAGCTGGGAATGTTTGATGAAGCTGGCAGCGTTTACAGCAGCCAAATTAAATTAGCAAAAGTTAACGGTAACTGGGAGAAGGTAGCTCATGCCCCTGCTTAATTATTACAGCCAGACTAAAATGGCAAAAGGGGAGAAGCTAGGATATAAAACAGCTATTCTACATCTTGCGCCATATGATATGAGTGGTAAAAATGTATGCCCTAAGGCTACAAAAGGACCAGGGGGCTGTATTGCGCCCTGCTTAAATACATCAGGCCGGGGCCAGATGAATTCAGTGCAGCAGGCTCGAATAAATAAAACTAATTATTTTTGGAATAACAAAAATGGATTTTTGTGGGAGCTTTCAAAAGAAATACAGACACTGAAGCTTCGAGCAGCTCGAGCTGGTTTTAAATTTGCCGTTAGATTAAACGGCACCAGTGACTTGCCCTGGTTTAAATATAAAGTTGATGGAGGTGGCAGCCTTATGGATCTCCATCCTGATGTACAATTTTACGACTATTCAAAGGTCCTTAACTACCTTGATCATGGTAAAAAAAATTATCATGTTACCTTCAGTGACTCGGGCACCAATTACCAGGACCAAGTTAAGGCCATGACTGATTATTATGCTAATGTTGCCGTTGTGTTTAAGGATAAGCTGCCCCGTACCTGGATGAGTCGTAAAGTAATAGATGGAGATGCGCACGACTTACGTTTTAAGGATCCTTCAGGCGTGGTTGTGGGTTTGGTAGCTAAAGGCTTAGGCAAAAAAGTCGAGGTGAATTCCTTCATTAAGGTGGCATCTTAATGGACTCATTCCTGGCGTTACTTGTTCGGATCCTGGTATTCTATCCAATACCGTTATTGGTATTACTTGCAATTATAGTACTACTTTAGAATCATTATAAACTACAGCCTCACAACCTGGGGCTGTAAAAAAATAAATTATTTTCTTGACTTCCCATAATATCCCATTAAATTGGGTCATGTGTTAAACATAAAAAAACAACTTAACAAAAGAGGTATAAAAATGAAAACACAAAAAAAACAAAAAACACTTTCACCAATTGAGAACTTGAAATTGTTTAAAGCGTGTGAAGTAAACCATAATAGAAAATCATATAATAAATTATGGGTTGACGTAAAAGAGGAAGCATTGCCAATCGTTGAAGAGTTTGGAGGCAGTGTCATATCTAAATATAAAACTAAATCATATTATATTGAGATCGCTAAAAAGAATACAACTCGATTTGATATAAAAGCTTTTAAGGATAAGCATCCAGAAATATATAAAAGTTTTTTAATCGATGGTGAATCAACTGAATTGAAAACTAAAATAGTAAAATAATGGAAATAGCATTATATATTATTTTAATACTTGTAAGCTTTACGATTGCATTTTTAGGTGTGATCGTATTGTTTACGGTTGACCCGTGGACGGGGTTTATCTTGTCCACGGGTGGCATTCTTTTATCAATTCGAACTATAGGAAGGGTTTAAAATGGCTAGACTATCTTATAAAGGTTATAGAATAAATTTAAAACCTTTAAAAACTGACAACCAATGGCAACTCGAACTTGAAAAAAGTGGAGGGGAAGTAATACATACTTACACGATGAGCCCTCAAAAAACACTTTTATCGATCGAACAATTTGCATTCGATGAGGTTGATAAAAAAGTACTCGAGGAAATAAAAAGTTAATCAATCTAATAACACACGGCTACACGGTAGCCGTGTGGCTCCCCCCTTCATAGAGGTACCAACCAAAATTCAAAAATAAAAATTTTTATTTTTTCTTTTTTTTAGGATTTTTTTTCTATAGTTTACTAACTTTACCTTTACTTGATATGACAGATAGAAGTAGTATGGCTTCGTAGAATTAGGGGGTAGATTTTAAGGGGACCCAAGGGTATAGTAAATTAAGATGACAGATACAGAATTATTGACCACCGATCAATTACGAGAGAGGCTCGAAAAAGTATGGTTGAAACATATAAAATTATGCCAAGACAACTTCTTGTATTTTGTAAAGAATGTTTGGCCAGATTTCATTTGCAGAACTGATAAGGATCCAGATAAGTGGGGACACCATCAACACATAGCACACGAGTTCACAAAGATATCTAAAAATAAAAAAGGAAGGCTCATAGTGAATATGCCTCCTAGACATACTAAATCAGAATTTGCATCCATATACTTTCCTGCTTGGATGATTGGAAAGAATCCTAAAATGAAAATTATGCAGGTATCACACAACGCAGAACTTTCAGGAAGGTTCGGTGCGAAAGTAAGAAACTTAATTGACAGTCCAGAGTATAAACAGATCTTTGGAGATGTTAGACTAAGAGAAGATAGTAAGGCAAAAGGACGTTGGGAGACCAATCAAGGTGGGGAATACTTTGCAGCGGGTGTTGGCGGTTCTATCACAGGACGAGGGGCGGACTTACTTATTATCGATGATCCACACACGGAACAAGACTCATTATCCGATAGTGCAATGGAAAGAACTTTTGATTGGTACTTGTCTGGTCCTAGACAACGTTTACAACCAGGAGGCTCAATTGTACTTGTAATGACAAGGTGGGCTCAAGATGATTTGACCGGTCGATT